GTTCTTGATAGGTTCGAGAAAAAACAATCGAACTGGTCAAGCCCGTCATATATTGACAAAAGCACCAATAATTACTACATAGACAACCGCTCTATACATCTAAAGAAATGTACTTGCCGGAGTTCGTCTGGAGAAACTTGCCGCTGTCCAACCGTAACAATCTCAAAACAGGGTCGTTCTTAGGTTCTTTGCCTGTTTGTCCCGAACCGATTACCCCCGTACTTGGGTTCAGTATTATCTCATCTTCCTTGACCGCCAAGTTTTCCCCCGCATAGGCATACTCGGCACTTATATCATAAAAATTGGTATCCCCTATATCCTCCGCTTCCAAAGGATTGGTGATAACCAAAAGCATGTTCTCTATCCTGAACTCCCCATCATCCGCTATTCCTGATGCAAGCCCCAACTTATGCCATTGCTTTGCGCTCATGAGCGGAATATCCAATCTTTGGCCCATCCTATGGCGCTGCCTCAAACTTCTTACACTATCGTCACTTTCAGCGGTTTCGGAGGCTCCTATCGGAAATGGCCTTATCCTTCCCTTTATCCACATTTCGCAATCGATGCCATCAGAGAAAACCATGTCGTCAAAATTCACATCCGATGTCCATGTTATTTTTAAGTGGTCTTTTGGACTGTCCAATACTTTTATGAGTTCAGAATCGAAACGCCTTTCTATTTGGTCAAAATCCCACCCCGCCTCAATAACCACTTTTGCGTGGTCGGAAACCTTGGACATCTTAAAATCACACCTGAATATGTTGTATGGGTGTCTGTTGTATTTGACTTGGATTATATCGACAACCTCGCTTTCAATATCAATATCCACCTTGAAATAAAGAACCCCCCTTTGTTCATCGTATTGGTCTGTTGCCGTGATCTGATGTGTCCCGAATGTCGCAAGCGAAACATAATTGCCTACCTTGGCCCATGATGGAAGACCTCCGTTGTATGGAGAATTTGGGTCGTTGGCAAGGGTTGAAGTGTTTGGAACATAACTATTTCCCCCTTCAAAGAATACCCCTGTTCCGGTGTTTGTGGTTCCGCTACCAAAGTCCTGTAGGATTGGAAATACTTTACAGTCTACCCTCTCAATCACTCCAAGATTTTCCTGAGTCAATTCCAATGGTAAAGATTCCTTTGTTCCATCAGACTTTAATAGTGTACATACGTGTACTGGATAACTGGACTTGAATTGGGTCTTTATGGTTGATGTGGATGGAAACTTAAAAACTGACTGAACAGGAATCCCCACTTCTTCTTGATGACTTAGTGTATTATCATAGTTGGGCCTTTCCAAAAATCCGAAAGTCCTTTTTTCTGCGAACGAAAGGGAATTGAAATCACTGATCTTAAAGTATCGTATTTCCTCAAGTTCGTTTGTTGGGTCAGTGAAATCATATATCTCAAACGCCTTTTCAATCTCACATTCGTATTTGTCCCTGACCTTTAATGTGTAAAGTCCTGAAAGTTGTCCGGCAAACAAAGTGGAAACTTGCCAAGGGGATTGGTTGCTATCAGAATCAACAAGCGCATACTCCAATGGAGTGGTTCCAACAACCTCCGTCACTACCCTTACGGTAACATCTGCAAACCCACTATTATATGCATTGTCCACCTTAAAGTCACCGGGTAATAATTTTCTTGGCGGTCTTATGGATACGGAGCGTATTTGCGTTCCTGTCGAATCGTATAGATAACCAGAATACGCCACACCTCTATCAAGCTCAAAGTTTTCATCGGTATTTCCGTCCCATCCGGTCAATATATCATTGCCCAATAAATTAAGTCTATATGGGGCAGTACCGCCTGTTGCTGCCTGTGCGGTATAGGTTATGGTGTCACAATCCCCGATAGAGGTAGATGTAAAACTGAATGTCTTGGGTACTTGTTGGGTAGTATTGGTTATGCTTCCCGATATGGTCATATAATCCCCACTGTACACAAAATCGGAGAACGTCCCTTTTACCGATGAAATGGTCACGATGTTAGCCATTACACTGGCTGAAAGGTTACCTGTTCCCCCTACATTGGAATAGTCCCTATTGAAAGCGTCCGCATAATTGGATGCTTGGTTGTAATCCGTGGTGTTTTGGTCGCCATTCCAAGGGTAGTATGTGAAATACCCGTAAGTTGATGCGTATTGATATAAAAAAAGGTTCAAGGTACTTTCTACCCCATCAATTGTCAGTTTGAACCTAACATACCCAAGCGTACTCCCTGGGGAAGATTGTGTATCGAACGTTATGTTTAAAAAACTCATATCGCAGCGGGTATTAGGTTAAACTTTCCATCCCTGTTCAGGTCACTCTCCAATAGTCTACTGTAGGTGATTTCCCCTTTGTACAGATGTTCAATAAGCCCATATTTATTACTTATTCCATAGGTCGTGCCGTTGAACTGGTCTATTATTTCCTGTCTTACTGGCATCTTGAAATCAGTATCCAACAATCTCACGGTTGCCTTTTCAAGTTCGTTGTGGTAAACATTCCCGTTTTCAGGCCTTGTGCTTTCCCCTGCCTTTTTGGTGATCAATGATTCATTGTAGTTAAGGCCAGAAATGTGTCTCAGGTAATTGGTCGGTTTTTCGTCAAGACAGGATTTTATCTTCCATCCATGCCCCTCCAACAACCTTCTCGGTGAGAATATCCAGTTGTAATTTGAATCGGCATCGTATACGTTCTGCGGCTTGGTTTCGTAGATGTCCTGCCACTTCACCAAATGGTATTCGTTGCCAACTTTTTTGGCATGTACCAAGAACCAATCGTTTTGGCGTTCCGTGTCAAGGTCTGGATAATCCTCCCATTGGAACTGTCTTTCTAGTTCTATATCCTCCGAGCCTGTCCTGAACTCCGTGGTGACCTCATACTTTTCCTTTGAGGTCTTGTTAAATGTGTTCCAGTTGCCGACCCCGCAAATCGAATACAAGTTGTTTACCTCTGCGTAGTTTGTCCCGGAGGTTGTGCTTCCTATGGTTATAGTGCCATAGTAGTTCTCCCCTATCACATCCCTTGTTGCCTCTGTAGGTGGGATATGTTTAAATTCACCGTTGCGTGTCTCCCCTAACCGAACTCCTATAAAATTGGCCTGTGTCTCTTTTTCAAGCCCAAGGTAGAATATGTTCTTACCGTTCACAGTCCTTGGCTCGTACATCAATGGCTTTAAAATCTTGTACCCCTCGTAAAGTTTTTTAAGGCTGATATTGTGCTGTATCCTTCGCTCATCATCTTCACCTTCGTTCAATATCTGCGGCATGTTCCGAATCCATGATCCATGCACCAATAAAACGGTTTCATAATCCCCACCACTCCCGAAAACAGATGATTCAATGTTTATATCTGTCCTTTCGGTCGATATATCCGTCAATCTTTGGAAAGCATCCTTTGGTAGCAAGGCTTTGGTGTATGTCTGTCCAAAAGGGGTTTCGGTATAAATGGTGAATCCAGAACCTTCGACTATCTTGTATTTTGGGGTTATGCTCCCGAAAGAAGTGGAATCCGAAAGAGTGCCAATCATTATACTCTCCCCTTGCTTTACGTTCAGTTCGTAATTGTCAAAAGTGTAGGTCAATATGTTTGCGCTTGAAGTGTTCCCGTTGTCAAGTTTCAAAATCACCTCTTCAAATGTGTAATCCTCGCCCCCACTGAACCTTACCAAATCCATGCTTATGGTTCCGGCCAATGCAGGCGAAGTTATCTGAATGGAAACCGTGCCGTTCAGAATATACAGAAAATCCTGCGGGGCGTTGGTGATGAAAGTGTTTCCCCCAATCGTTAAATCGGTATAGTTCCCTCCAACGGAATTGGCAAGAACATTGGAAACGGCCCCAACAAATTGCTGTTGGCTACTGTATTCTATATCAAAAGGTATAGCCCTTGCCGTTGCCCCAAGGTCATCCTCAATATCGACTTCAATGTTCGTGGAAATGAACTTTGAACGCTTCAATATCTTTCTTGGGTCAAGTTTAAGATTTACGTAGGGCAGTTCACTAAGCCCCTCAGCGGTGATATTGAATTCATCGTCCCACCGGCTCTCGATAATGTCTATAAACCCGCCCTTTGCCGTTTCCACACTGACCGTTTCAAGTTCATCATCGAACTTCATGGTCTTTAGGTCGATGGCAACATTTGAAATCTGTTTCCAATCCTCCGTTGGCTTTCTCTCGTCCTTTACCTCCGTTATCAATCGGACATTGGGCCTCACTCCGAACAATACGTTTATTCCCAATAGATAGTAGTACGCCTCTTTTCCGAGTGTCAACCTTCCCTTTTTTGATGTGGAGAAATAGTTTCCCTGCGCTTCCCGTGTGTGTACATCGGCAAATTTGGTATCATAATCCTCTATATCCTCGATTTGCACACGATTACCTCCCTTGTACTCACTGCATAAAAGAAAAAACCTTGATATTTCCGAACGTCCTACCCTCATGCGCTGAAATATTTTCGTGGTTTATCAATGGTCACATTTGCGGTAACGTTCATTGGCCTTTGTGAATACTTCCTCAATAATCGGTTCATCTTGACCAATTCATCTTTTAATCCTGAATCACTTTGACTTCCCGCGTAGACCACCCTCATACGTTCTTGGGTGTCGTTGGAATATTTACTTCCTACAACTCGTTTGAACACCTCGGAGTTTCTATCCTGTAAACTGGATTTAAGGGACGATCCTGATTTTTCGATTATATCATCCTTCTTTACATAGGTATACTGCATCCCTGCGGGGAACATTTCAATCACACCGTCCTTATTGACACGGTATTCCCTTTGTCCCGGCATTTCGTTCACGGATGCTATACCTTCGTAATTGTTGGCAGCTTCTTTTCCTCTATAAAATTGAGGTATGGTTTGGGCGAGAATAGAGGCTATTGCTAGTTTTGCATTCAATCTAGCGGCTATGGCAAAAGGCTTGCCCGCTATTGGCCCTAGGCCTATTGGCGGCAGTGTTAATGCTGCTAATGCTGCATTCTCACCTGCTATAATTGCTTTTGCAACTTCTATTCCCTGTTGAATTAAAAAAGCCCTTCTTTGCCGTTTTTCTTTTTCCTTTTCAAGACGCTTTTCGTTTTCTTCCCGCTTTTTTTCAGCAATGGCAATTGCCTCTTCGCTTGAGTTTTTGTTGTTTATTATGTTGTCAAAGGCTTCATTTTGCTTCTCTATTTCTTCATCAATCCTATCAGATTGGATCTCATAGAATGCTTGTGCGAAATCCTGAGCAACCCCAAGACCATCAACTAACGCTTGCCTCCTTACAAATTCAAGTTCCTTTTCGGCCTCTGCTTTCTGGAGTGCATACTTTTGGAAATTCTCAAAGTCCTTTTTATAGTATTTCTCAAATTCATCAACAAGTTGGGACTGCTCAATGCCCAATGTTTCGGAAAGGGTCTTCATTCCTTGCTCAATACCCTCCGTATCAAGAAAGTTCTTTACATCAAGTGCGTCCTGCGCAGCGTCACCATCTATGAAGGTTATACCCTCAACGGAGAAATTTGCCTCCTGCTTTAATTTTTTAAGTAACTTTCTGTAATTCTCAACTTGTTTTCCAAGTTCCTGCCATTCGTCACCGCCCAGAACGAGTTTCTTCTGTTGCTCTTCAAGTAGGGAAATAGCGCTTGTAAGCCCCTCTTCTGTATCAAGGTCAAAAGTTTTTATGAATTTCTCAGTTGCCTTAGTAGTCTTTTGTTGAACATCAAATAAGTCGGTCAAAGCATCTCTTTCTCTGGTAAGCTCGTTTATCTTCGTTCTAATGGCTTCGATTGCGCTTTTATCTGTCTTGACTGTTTTTCCAAGCTTATCCCTATATTCATCAAGTTTGGTATTAAGCTCTTCAATTCTTTGATTGACGGTTTGGCCTATATTTCCGAGTATGCTAAACCCACCACCAGAATTATCTTGGTTTTCCTCAGATTTTGGGCCAACAAACCCTTGCGTTTGCTCATAAAGCTTCC